AAGATGGAAAGAAAGAAATCCAGAAGGTTATCATTATAATATGATAAGAAAAAATAAACCTTATAGTGGTACAGGATCTAATCAATATGGTGGTGAACCTGTATTTAATCATAAAGGAATGAGAGTACCTGGTATGGTTCAAGATGGTGGTTCAGTGGTAAATGCTGCTAATGAAGTTAGAAATAGTAAAAGAATGAACCAAAGTGAAGGTTCTTTTGAAGGATATACAGAGTATATGGAAAGCCAAAAAGGAAAAAAGGCTAGAGGAAAACAAAGTATTAATAAATAAAGTAATTAATTATGCCACATAAATTGACAAAGACACAAATTAATGCGTGGATTAATAATAATCAGGATATGATAAGAAAAAATAAAAAAAAGGCGGGAGGTTCTGTTTACACTAGAAAAGGTGTAAAAGTTCCTGGAATGCAAATGGGAGGTACACCAAAATATCCTACTAAAGGTAAAGACAGACTTCCTAGTATAAATGAGCCATTTCTTAGAAAAAAAATAGCAGATGTACAAGATAAACGTCCTATAGATGATCCAACTCCTATACTTCCTCCATCATCTTCTGATCTAAGAGGTAAAATAGATGATTCAAATATACCAGGAAGTGCTACTGAACTTAGAGATGTTACAAATGAAAAAGGAACACATAAGGAAGGTGTATATGATTCACCTACCGAAGGAGGAGGACAAAATTTTACTGAAGCAGACTGGAATCTACTTCATCAACAGAAAAGAGATCAAGGTATAGGTTATACAGGAGGTGCTAAAAATCCTAATAATCCAGATGAATATGGTACTTTATTTGATGATGGTACATTTCAAAAAGAAGGAAATTATTCTGATTTTGAAAAGAAATCTTCATCAGATCCTTTTATGAAAAAAGGTGGTCCAGTAAGAAAATATAGAGGATCAACAAAAGCTTATAAAGAAGGAGGAGCTGTTTTTAACCGTCAAGGAATAAGAGTTCCTGGAATGAGAAAAGGAAAATAGATGCCTATTTTTAATAAATTAAGGAAAAAAAGAATAGAGAATAAGATTAATAAACTTAACTCTAGAACAGAAGAGCTTCAGGGTATACCAGAAGGCTACTTTCAACAACCTGAATGGGATGAAGGTGGTAAAGAAGTTGTAAAAAACACAAAAAAAGTAATGGATTTACAAGAAAGACTGAAAAAATTTAAAAAATATGGTGGTTGTATAGGCCCTAATGGGGTATTATAAATATTAAAAAGTAAAATTATGCCTGGAAAGTTAATAAAACAAATTAAAAAATTATTAAAAAATAGACGTGGAAATCCAAACGTTATAGATGGTAAAGATGTAACTCAAACAAGATTTAGAGGTGTTAATAGAACAGGTGAAGGTGTTGTAAAAAAAGGAATGCATGGTAAGGTAAAAACAAGTTACTTCCAAGGTCTAAAAAATTCTAGAAATAAATTACAAGATAAAATATGGAAAGAAGATCTATACAAAAACATGTATCAAAAAACTGGTTCCAAAAATAAGAAATTTGGAGGAGCTGTAGGTCCTAATGGTGTATTATAATGGCTAGAGGAAACACATTTGTATTTAGAGGATCTAATGCTACAAAAAAAAGAAGAGGTGTGCATAGTAAAAATGCTAGTAAATCTCAAAATGCATATAAAAAACCATATAGAGGACAAGGAAAATAAAATTTAAAATTTAAAATTATGCCAGGAAAATTATTAAAAAAATTGTTTAAGAGAGGTAAAAAGAAACCTAAGAGTAAAGAACAGTTAAAAAAGGAAAGAGATGCATGGCACGCATCTGATGAATATAAGCTTAAAGTACATGATTATCGTTTGAAAAATAAACAAGGAATGGTGTGGGTAAATAAAGGTACTAAAAATGAAAAACTTATTCCTATTTCAAATATTGAAAGACAAACTAGAGCTTTTCATACAAATAGAAAATATAAAGAAAAATATAAAGATGTTTTAAAGAAAAAAAGATCTGGAGGAGCAGTGGGTCCTAACGGAGTACTATAAAATTATAATTATGCCTGGAAAATTATTAAAAAAGTTACTTAAAAAAGTTAAACCAAGTGGTAAGACTTATAAAATAGATGGTAAAGTAGTTAATGAATTACCTGATGGAAGACTAGTATCTAAAGAATGGGTTAAGAATAATCCAGGTAGAAGTTTAAAAGGTACAAAAGCAGATTTTGAAGTATCTTGGGCAAACTATTTAAGAGAAAAAGGATTAGTTAATCAAAACCCTGGAAAAGTTAAAAATTGGAAACGAAAAAAGAGTCACGGAGGAGCCGTGGGTCCTAATGGAGTATTATAGTATATTATTATGCCTGGAAAAATTAAACAAATATTAAAAAAATTAAAAAGGAAACCTGGAAAAAATAAAGTTAAAAAAGGTATAGATCCCAAAACTGGATATAGATATGGTTATAAACCACACTATTTATCTAAAGAAGAAAATATTGCTTTAGGTATTGGTATAGGTGGTTCTATGACAATACCTGTTGTAGTTACTGCTACAAAGAAAAAAGAATATAAAAAGAAAAATAAGAATAAAAAACAGTTTGGTGGTGCAGTAGGACCAAACGGAATATTATAAAAATTAAGATTATGCCAGGAAAAGGAAAGAAAAGAATAAAAAAAATATTAGAAGCTAGAAAAAAAAGAAAAGAAATGGAAAAACTAGCTGATGAAACTATAGAATTCAGCAAGACTCCAGAAGGTAAAAGACAAACTCTTGAATTCAGACAAAGATTTAAAGGTGTTGATCTTACTGATGCAGAAGCAATGGCAAACCGTCAACAAGAATGGCTTCAACATCAAAAAACTATTGATAAATTTATCAATAAAAAGAAATTTGGAGGGGCAATAGGGCCCAATGGGATTTTATAAACTAAAATACAAATTATGGGAGTATTAAATAAATTATTCTCTGGAGGAGCTAGCAAACTAGTTGAATCAGTAGGTGGTGTAATAGATAATTTAGTAACAACAGATGAGGAAAAGCTTGATGCAAAAAGAAAGCTTAAAGAAATGATCATGAACCATGAGGTTCAGATGGAAAAAAATATAACTGACCGTTGGACGGCAGATATGAATTCTGATAGTTGGTTAAGTAAAAACGTAAGACCTATGGTTCTTATTTTTTTAATAATATGTACTATGTTACTGATCTTTATTGATGCAGGAGCAGTTACATTTCATGTAGAAGAAAAGTGGACTGATCTTTTACAATTAGTATTAATAACAGTAATTGGAGCTTACTTTGGTGGTAGGTCCGTTGAAAAATTTAAAAAGAAATAGTTATGCCTGGTAAAAAAAATGTAGTAAAAAAGGTTATAGAAAAGGTTACAAAGAAAAAAAAACCTAAAGTTAATAAACCTGGGCCTAAGCCTAAAAAAAATAAAAAGAGTGTAAATAATAAAAAAAATACTACTAATAAAAATAAAAAAAATACTACTACTAGTAATAAGTCTTGGGATAATCCTGATATAACTACAGCTGAAGCTTCTAAGAAAATAATTGCTACTGGAGGTAAGAATATAGGTAGATTTTTAAAATATGGTACAATATTGGCTGGTTTAAAAGAAACACTTGGTGATTGGACTGGTTTAACTAATCTTATAACTGGTAAAGGAAAATATGCTGCTCCATCTCAAAATATGGAAAATTATGATGCAAATCCTGGAATTAAAACAGGCGGTAAAGATCCTGATAGTAAAAACTATGAAGTTCCTGATCAATTTCAACAAGGTGGACCTGTTTTTAATTTTAAGGGTCAACAAGTTCCTGGTATGAGAACTGATGCTCCTATGACTAGAGACGAAAGAGGTGTCTATAGAAGAGGAGGATCTAAAAGAAAATAATAGTACACCCAGTAGGATTTGAACCTACAACCTACAGCTTAGAAGGCTGTTGCTCTATCCAGTTGAGCTATGAGTGCATAAAAAAAGAGGGACATAAGTCCCTCTCTTCATATATGGAGGTATTGGTTTTAATTACCTCTCTCTTTGATAAGTCCCTCAATAATAATTAAATAGTTTATGGCATCTCCTATTTTCTCATCTAAGAGTTCATCAGTTGGGACTTCATCAGGGCATTTGCTAATAATATTTTTGATTGACTCAAAGTGCTTACAAGCATATTCCCAAGCTACACCTTCTGGTGTATCATGAAAAGAAAAACCCACTCCTTTTTTAAATGATTGGAATACATCTAGGTCAGTAGCATATTCGTTCATTTTTCTAGAATAAGTTTTTCTAGTCTTTTCAAATCTCTTTTCTAAGAGATCTTTAAAGTCTTTAATTTTCATCTATAATTATATTCATGTTATTAACATGATCTTCTGAAGTTTTAGTATCAACATTTTTAATATCAATATTATCTTCATTTACATTTTTAGGAATGCTAGGCATACCCATGTCATTTAATGACACTTTAATGGTTTTTTTCATAATAAAATTTTTAATTAACAAATATCTATAGTACTTCTATAGTTTATTTAATTTCTCCGTAACATTTTTTCATTAATCTTGTAAGTTTTAATTCAAACCAAGTAACAATTTCAATTATTGTAGTAAGTATAAGAGCTATAGCCCAAAATATTATTATAATAATTAATAAAAATGTACCAATTATCATTTTAAAGTATTCAATAAGAGTTTTCATATTATAATTTTAAAATATATATCTAATTTTATTCCATGGTATTACTTTGTCATGTACATCAACAAAATGTTCTATGAATTGTTTTTTTATATGTCTAATATACCTAAGATTTTGACTCCCATATTGCGATATTTTATCCTCTTGTAAGTCAGGTCTCCATAAATCCTTTTCACCTGGTATATTATTTAATTCATTGCTAAAATGTTTATCTACATTATGAGTTAAAAATATACATTCTGCTAATACATTTTCTTCATTTATTATATTACTATTAATTAATTCAAAAAGTTCTTCATAATCTGTTAACCATCCTTTATATACTATTATAGGACTAAA